ACACTCTCCTCCCCTACGGGAATAGAAACTGGACACCTAACAGCGTCAGGTACAGTGACTACTAACGAGGGTGGTGGTACGCTATACTACCTAATATCATCTAATAGTAGTGAAGTTGCAAGTACTATTAAAGCTGGGAATAACAAAGCAGTGGTCTCTGCTGGAGTACAGAATGTATACGTTGCAAGCTTAACGCCAGAAACTGTATACTATCTCCACTACGTACACGATGATAACAGTGCTAATGAATCTAATGTTGTCAGTAGTGGTAGTTTTACTACAGAGCCAACACCTTTAACAGTAGCTACATGGACAGAGTGGTTATCCACATTGCCTGCAGGATCTACTACACAGAAGTTACAGACATTCTTCCTCGGTGCAGGGATGTCAGGAAGTTTAACAAATATGATGTATGAATATTTAAAGACACAGAGTGACAAGAACAGTACGTCAGAACGCTACCAAGATTGGAAAGATGGGGGATTTGATTAATGAGTATTGAACACGTAGATATATCCACAGGTGAGATACATGAGCCTAAAGGGGCAGCAGCCTCTACAGTGGGGCAAATCCTAACCTCTACAGGAGGTGCTTCGGCTTGGGGAAATTTGTCTGATATAGATGTCACAGCACTTTCGACAACAGGTGCTAGTGTAGGAGATGCGTTAGTAGCTGATGGTAGTGGGGGTAGCTCATGGGGTACGCCTGCTCCAAGCGGTGCTGTGTCTCAGGGCGTTTATGATTATAATGATGTAACCACTGCTACTACTCCCATACCTCTCACAGCGGCTGCTACGCAGTACGAGCTGACTAATGACGGGGCGGGAGTTAACACAAATACTACATACGCCTTGTCTGGGATATCTAACCTGTGGGATGTAGCTACAGATAGATTTGATTTTACGGGGCTATCTCTTGGCGATACGGTAGATATTAGATTTGATGTGGAGTTTACTACTACCACCGCGAACACTGCTGTAACTTTAGACGTAGAGTTTGGAGTGGGAGACGCTCCCTACCAACTTAATGTAGTTAGCGAGGCGGATAAAAAAGCTGCTGGTACTTATCAAGTTGTGGTACAAACTAGCTTCTATATGGGAAACACCCTTACTAGGGACAACCCTGCGAGGATTCTCGCATCTGCAGACAAAACCGGAGTGACAGTTAAAGTTAATGGTTGGTACATCAGACCCTTACACACTAACTAGGAGACAACATGCCAAAGAAAGGAGATACAAAAGCTAATGCGAAACCAGCGAGCAAAAAGAAAAGGGCTTACAATGCTAAGCCTGAGCAGAAGAAGAACAGGGCTGCTCGCAACAAAGCTCGCAACGAAGCCATTAAAAGTGGCTCTGCCAGCAAAGGTGATGGAAAAGATGTTGGACACAAGAAAGGATTAGCCAACGGAGGTAGTAATGCGAAGAGTAATAGGCGCATTGAGAACGCTTCATCAAATCGTAGCAAGGGTGGTAGCGTTGGTGGAAAGAGAAGCCATGGGGGAGGTAGACCCAAAGGCAGTAAGAACAAGAGGAAATAAGAATGGCTAAGATGTCCCTACTTGCGTTAGCGCAAGACATAGCTTCTGATATGAACAGTGATGAATTCAACTCAATCACTGACACTCTAGAGAGTGTACAGATAGCTAAGATAATTGAATCCACCTACTTTGAAATGATGGCCAACAAGAATTGGCCACATCTGAGACAGCTCACTACATTAGACAGCTCTGGTGACTCCACTAAGCCTACGCACATGAAGATGCCTGAGAATACAAAGGAGCTTCACAGTGTGCAGTATGATGGTATTAAGTTGGGTGAGACGCGCTCTCGTGTACAAGAAGCTACGTACATTACACCAGATGAGTTTTTACGTAGATCTAATAATCTAAACTCAGATAAGGATGTTGTACAGAGTGTTACAGATTTTAGTGGTGTGTCCTTCTTAATTAAGAATAACACAAGACCAGAAGTTTACACATCATTCGATGATGAGTGGCTTGTGTTTGATAGTTTTGATAATACAGTGGATACAACACTGATGAGTAGTAAGACACAGTGTACAGCCACAATGTCTCCAGCATTCACTGTATCCGATAGCTTTATACCAGACCTCCCCACAGAGGCTTTTCCTGCTCTATTAGCAGAAGCTAAATCAACTTGCTTTGCAAGGATTAAACAAGCAGCTGATGGTAAGAGTGAACAGCAAGCTGTACGCTCAAGAGCGTGGCTTAGCCGTAAGGCGTGGCAAGCAGGTACTGGTATTCAATTTCCTGATTATGGTAGAAAATAATGAAGATATTAATTCCCTACACAGTAGGCAATCTATACAAACTTAAGTGGGATGGTGGCGGTGAAATACCACAAGCGTTAGCTGGTATGTACACATCTGCGCACGAGGCGCTAGTGGCAGGTCAGGCTTACACAGAGAGTAGGCGTCCAAAGGCAGGAGAGAAACGTGCCAAAAGCAAATCTTGAACGTAATACCTTTGTAAAAGGTTTAATTACAGAAGCCTCTCCTCTTACATTCCCTGAGAATGCTTCTATAGCAGAAGATAACTTTGTATTACACCGAGAGGGCAGTAGGCAGAGAAGGCTTGGTATGGATTATGAAGCTTCTCATACGATGCTAAACTCTGGTCTTCCCCTGTACAGTTTTATCTCTACAGCCATCACAGGCTTTAGGTGGGAGAATGCAGATAATAACCCTCTTATAACTCTGTGTTGTGTGCAAGTGGGAGAGATGCTTTGGTTCTTAGATGGGTTTAAAGACAATCTATCTGGTAACGTTAAAGGTAGTGTGCCACTATCCTCTCTGTCAGACCGACCAACGTTGGCAGCACAGCACCCAATACAATACGCAGCTATTAATGGTAATCTAATACTTGTCAATAAATACTTCACCCACCCTCAGCTAATAGAGATTGAGGTTGATGGTGGTGGGAATATTGACTTCTTCAACACTTCTATAAATATCAAGGTGAGAGATATCTGGGGAGTGGGAGAAACTACACCCGTAGACGACAGACCTGACCTACTTACGGTAGAGCATGAATATAATCTGTTTAACCAGGGATGGAATGCGGATATGGTGAGTATTACGGGTGGTGGTACAAACTACCCGCATGTTGCATTTAAGAGTGTTGCAGGGGATTGGCCCTCTAATGCTGATATGGTACACGTAGGAAAGGATGGTAGTGATAACTTCAGTGCTAATCTCATCCTCAATTCGACTATAGGTAGTAGACAGGCGGGTAGAGGTAGCGTGTTGTTGGATATATTTGCTAGAGGAGCCTCTAGACAGCAGTTTATGACCGATGCTGAAGATGCTGTATACAGAGGTAATTCAATATTCTTAGAGACGATTACTGATCTCACTAGGGATGCGATGTTTCTGGAGGGATGGGATTACTCTGCGATTCAGGATGTACAAAGCAGAATGAATTGGATAGTGGGGAATACGTCCTACCCTACACGAAGTGTTGATGTCTCTGATCTCCCTCTGGACGCAGAGAGTGGGGCGCTCACCACTGTAACAGCGTATGCTGGCAGGATTTTTTATGCTGGTGTAGATAGTGTTGTGACCGAGGGTGATGATAACACACCAGCGTATGCCTCCACTATATTCTTCTCCCAGTTAGGGGAGAATGTGGATAATCTAAGTAAGTGTTATTCTATCAATGACCCAACATCAGAAGATTACAATACACCTCTTGCCACAGATGGTGGTACAATAACAATACCAGAAGCTTCTCGTATATTAAAGCTAACCTCTACAGGAACTTCTCTGATAGTGGTTAGTGAGAATGGTGTTTGGGAAATTAGTGGCCCTGATGGTGTTTTCAAAGCAGATGATTTCTCTATCTCACGAATAACAAACATTGGTGCTACCAATGCTGGTAGTATTGTAGACGTAGAAGGTAGTGTATTTTATTGGAGTAAGGCTGGTATCTACCAGCTAGTTGCTGATAAGATTAGTGGTAGGTTGAGTGCTGTTAACATATCTGAAACTACAATACAAACCTTCTACACATCCATACCTTCTGTAGGAAGAACTAATGCTATAGGTAGATATGACAGTGACGGGAGAAAGCTTAGCTGGTTGTATAACGATGAGGAGAGTTATGATGGCGTTAACCAGAAGAATAAGTATAACAGAGAGTTGGTGCTAGACACTGTATTAGGAGCTTTCTACACCAACACCATAGGTGCTGTGGCTACTGACAGTAGTTATGTAGCAGGTTATATCCCTACGGGAGGGTTTAACATAGCAACGGATGAGCAGCCCGTAACACACAATGGAGAGATTGTAGAGGTTAATGGCGAGCCTGTTGTTGTATCATCAGAGGTTAGGAGCCGTGGGCAGAGTAGTACTAAGTATATCACCATCAAACCAAACTCTACAGGGGATGTTACATTTACATTCAGCTTATATTCAGACCAAGACTTTGTGGATTGGGAGAGTGATGACAATGTGGGTGTTGATGCACCAGCACATCTGATTACAGGGTATGAGTTGTTTCAAGATACTATGCGTAGTAAATACCTCCCCTACCTAGTGATGCACTTCAAGATGACAGAGACAGGAGTAGCAGCTTCTGGGACAGATTTTAATTACATCACCCCTGCCTCTTGTTTAGTGTCAGCTAGATGGGACTTCTCTAACTCCACCGCTGGTGGTAAGTTTGGTAGTCAGTTTCAAGCATACCGCTTACCTCGTATGTACACCCCCTCTATGGCCTCTCCTACGTTAGACTATGGGCAGGAGGTCATAACCACTAAGAACCGCTTACGCGGCTCAGGAAGAGCCTTCTCGATGAGAGTAGATAGTGAGGCAGGAAAAGATCTGTATTTGTACGGCTGGGGTATTAGCGTAGAAGGAGGTGACAGTGTCTGATATTATACACCCCACAGTGTACAAAGATGATGACGTAGAGGTGTTTATTGAAACTCACCCTCACTGGGAAATACTGATTCATTGCTATGTCTACGAGTGGAACAAAACTAAATACCACAGGTTTTTGGAGATATGGAGCACTTTGATGGAGGAGCTTAATCTAATGGGATATGAAAAAATACATGCAATCATCCTCACAGAGGACAGGCGGTTACAGAAGTTTGCCGCCATGTTTGGTTTTGAGAGTACAGGAGTAGAGTTGCAAGACAAAGAAACGTGCGGGAGGGTTTATAAATGTTTGACATAAAACACGTATACCAAGGGCCAGCGGCTGCTGCGCTGGCGGTTGTGGCTGTTGCGTCCACTGCTCATAGCATAGATCAGCAGAAGGCAGGTGCTAGAGATCAGAAGAGAGCTAATCAAGCACAACAGCGTATACAGAGTATTAAAGCTGCTAGAGAGAGAAGGAAGCAAGTGAGGGATGCGCAGCAAGCGCAGGCTCAAATGGCAGCAGGTGCTCAGGCTAGTGGCACTACACAAACCTCTGGATATACAGGTGGTTCAGGTAGTGTACAAACACAGCTAGGTGCTAACCTAAGCTTCTTAGATCAGGTGGGAGGTTTAACACAACAGGCTTCTATGTTCAACCAGAGAGCTGCTACACACTCTAGTAGCGCTGCTACAGGACAAGCTGTTAGTGGGCTAGCTATGCAAGGGGCCAGCATTTTTTCTTCGCAGATAAAGCCGGGGACAGAATAATGGCTGTTGATAACCCACAAGCTTTAGAAGAGACTACAGAACAACTAAACCCTGGTGTGGGTAATGAGGCAGCTACTGAGCCTAGCGCTGCTGAGGGAATGAGCTTTTTATACACAGCCATGACAGCCCCACCTACGAATATAAATGTATTCTTAGAGCAAGAGGCTGTACTAAAGCATGGTAGACGAGCCGAGGCTAGGGCTAGAGCTTTGATGGATATTAGAATGGTTAATAATCCAGAAGCTACTATACAAGATACTTATACACAAGCTAAAGCGGATGCTGTCACAGGAGAGTGGGATACCTTTATAGACAGAGAGGTGGAGCAATACGCAGCAGGTGTACAGCAAAGTATGTACGAAGATGTGATGCTGTCCACTACTAATACAGAAGAGAGCGTAGCTAGGTCTTATGAAATTTTACAGGGCATTGACGATGTTACTGCTCATTATAAAGATGTAGATGGGTACGAACAGGCTCTAGTAGATTCCTATGCCCCCGACTCCCTGCCTACTGAGAGGGCTAAAAGAAACGCAGTTAAAAACTATGCTTTTAGAAAAGTCGAGGAGTTGGTAGGAGAGCAGACTACTGGTGATATCGCAGTGGATTGGGCAACAACTTTATTTCAATTAGATTACGGTAAAGATGTGTCCGATCTGGTAGATGGTATTCCACAGTTCTCTGGTGATGTATGGGAAGAGGCTATACTTAGCCTGCAGAGTAAGACTCCAGATGAGCAGTTACTTTTAATAGATGCATGGGTTCCTGCCATAGTCAAAGAGTTTGAAGGAAATAAGGTTAAAGTACAGGGAGCCTTGTCTACTATATTTAATCGTATAGATCCCGGCTCAGACATTGCCTGGGGAACTGGCTTAGATTTCCTAGTAGTGCCTGATTTGTACAGTGGCTATAAAGCGTTCAAAGCTATTAAAGCTCTAAGAGCAGCTAAGAAAGTAAATAAAACAGCTGATATTGCGGCTGATTATGATGCAGTGAGGACTGCCGCCACTGCAGAAGTATTAACCTCTGGGGAATCTATACTCACTAGAGAGGTTTCTGGTACTAGTGTTGTAGATGCAGCCCATTCCGCCAACCCCATGAGTACTCGTATTCTGGACGAAGGTAACAGCTTAGATGACATAGCAGGGGAAATAGAGTCTGTTAAAAAGACTGCAAGAGACACTTATATAGAAGAGTTGTTCGATGTTGCTGTTAAGAAACAAAACAGAGGGGCCACAAAAGCTCTAATAAAAGAGAGAGCAGAGCTACAGAGAGCTATAAAAGGACTACAAGCAGAAAAGACTGCAGTCACTTCTGTCTCTGTTAAAGGAGGCCACAAAGTAGCACAGGCTAGGCGTGCTAACGTAGCATCTTTAAATAAAGCTATCGCTACTCACGAAGAGCGTCTGGTTGTAGTGCAAGATAAGATAACTAGTAATGTTGCCCCAGCTGCTGCTGAGGCAGAACTGTCTCGTATGCAGCAAGGTGTTGTTACAGGTAAATTGCAGGGTAGATTTGATGCTGCTGTAGAAAAGCATGTAAGGGAATCTGTAGCAAGAGCTACAGCAAAAGAATTATTACCAGCAGACGCAAAGGCTGCTGTAAAGGAAGCGCCCGCTACTCCTGCTCCAGTAACCGCTGAGGTGTCAGATAGCGCACAAGGTGTGCGCAGTCAAGTCAATTCCATATTAGATAACATCATAAAAGTTGATCCGTTGTCTCCTGCTGCTAGAAGTATAGCAGAAGACCGTGCCACTGCAGCACTGCGTCAGGAGATGAATGAAGCAGGAAGGGCAATCAACTCTATGCAAATTGTGGATAGAGATGCTGGTGGGTTTACTGTTAAATACACCACAGCTGCTGGGGACGACAGTAGGGTAGTTAAGTTTACAAAAGACGATGCTGGGGCACAAATAACAGAACAAGCAGCTGGTGATTTTGAGCCTAAGTGGACAGCTAACTACAGTAAGATATTTAGCCCAGAAGTTATAACAGAGGATTTATATCCTAAGCTCGTGGCTGATGTGACCTTTACACAAGACCAAGCAGCTAAGATTGCTAGTCGCCTGCAAGAGGTATACAAGAGTACAGAAAAGGGACTGTCAAAGAAAGAGAACTTTCAAGTAAACAGTGTCCTGCAGGCAGGGGACGAGGAAGAGACTGTGTTTACTATAGGTAGGCTCAGTGCTGGTATAGAGACTGTAGGAGGACACATAGAACTATCTCCTGCACAGATTAAAAGTTACCAGGAGAAGAGGGCATTCTACGATGGCCTCAAAGATTTACGTGACCATGTAATTAGAAATGAACTAGAATACCAAGGCTTTAAAAACTTATCCCGCACCTACAAGAGTAAAGAAGGCGTGGAGATGTCTGAGGATATTCTTGCACGCCCTGTGGGACATATGGATCTAGCCAAGATGAAGGAAGACGATCTCATTTACTTTCCAGAAGGCTACAAAGGATCTCCCAGCCACTCCGTTGGTTACTTACGCCACAACACGGCTGCTTTAAAAGAGCAGGGTTATGAACTTGTAGAATTATTTGATCCTGTGCGTATAGGAAAGAAGAAGCAAGGTGCTGCCTTTGGTATGGTTAGGAAGGATGCTGGCTGGTCAAATCTACCGCGACAAGTATTAAATCACGCTCCTGGATATATTCCACGTATATACCAGAAAGGGTACTGGTACGTTCGTAACCAAGCTAGTAGCGCAGAAGAGGTGTTGTTTGCTTTTGAGACTAAAGGAGATGCTGATAAGTGGACTAAGGCGTACAACGCAGAGGGCGGAAGTGCTTCGGTGTATGCTGACGGAGAGTTTGTGGGGAATGCTAGACTGTTAGAGGATGCTAAGGCTTATGGGGGATTATACACAGGGCACAGAAGCTCTAGACCTCTCAGAGTCAAAACTGCTGATGGAGACAAGCCCTTAGAGCGTATGTCTGCGGGTAGGGCTACAGAGCGGTATATAGATAATATATCTGCTACTCTTCCTTTAAATGATTATCGCATAGCCATGATGGAGAATTTTAAGAATACAGCTAACGCTTTTGTGGAAGCTAATCACAGAAAGAATCCTGTAGTACATTTTGATGATGTACTAGATGTTCCTGACTCTGTAAGACCAGCTTTAGAGAATGTTAGAACCTACATTAAAGATGTAGCTGGAATGGAAGCCCCAGAAGAGCGCTGGACTAGGAACTTCATGCTCAAGGTTGCTGATATGATGCACGGCAAAGAAGCCTTGAAGGGAATGCGGGGATGGATGCTAGAGCACTCTGACGGATCTATTACCAACTGGCTTAAGGGAGGGATGTTTAACCTATCTATGGGGTGGTACAACCCCAGACAGTTAGTTGTGCAGACAGCTAACGGATCTATAGCGCTCTCTATGTATCCCAAACAGGCTCCCGGAGCAATCAAAGATGCCTTTGAATTTGGTATACTATTAGCACAGGGAGAGAAAGCAGGAAGGGCTATAGGGCTTAGTGATGAGGTAATAGACAGTTATAAGGCGTACAGGCAGTCTGGTATGCGTGAGGCTGTTACGCGTAATGCTGATATGGATGTGCCTGAATTAGGAATCACACAGGGATCTATGTCTACGTATAAAAAACTAGCCGAGGGAGGCAGGGTCATGTTCCGAGAGGGCGAGAACATGGCTAGGATGATTAGTTGGGGAGTAGCTAGGCGTAACTTCCAAGAGGCTAATCCTGGCAAGGCTTTGGATGTCGTATCTGTTACGCGAGATGCTCAGCGCATGCTAATGAATATGCAATCACAGAATGCTGCTTGGTGGCAGCGGGCACCCATACTAAACTTAGCTGGTCAATTCTTACAAGTGAGGGCTAAGTTTCTAGAGAATGTCATGCCTCAGATTGTGGGAGGTAGTAAGAAATGGACAGCTAAAGAAAAGAGGCGAGCGGCCATAGGCCAGCTCGTGTTCTTTGGTACAGTGGACGTGCCTTTAGCCAGCAGTCTGGTGGGGCTGGCTGCTATGGCTGTAGGGGAGACAGAGCAAGAATTTATAGAGAAGAACCCCAATGCTGTGGAGGCTATGCAAGAGGGTGCTACTGGTATACTAGCGGCACAGCTGGGTATGGATGGACTCAATGCGTCAGCAGATATAAATCTGTGGGCAGGCATGGATGACAATGCTCTGGGAGATATTTATCGTGGCTTAAATGCTATGTGGAATGGAGAATATGGAGAAACTACAGCAGAGCAGATATTGATGGGGCCATCAAGTTCTAAAATAAGTAAAGCAGGGAATGTATATGATGGGCTTATAGCAACAGCTAGAAATATATATGAAGTGCCTACTTGGGATGTAGCCTATGGCAGTATTATGAATAACATAGCAGATATTGCCGCTATGACATCTACTTGGTCTAATGCCGAGATTGGATGGCAGCTTAGACAGACGGGTAATCTATACTCTTCTAGTGGAAAGCTAATAGCTTCTGAGAAGAATCTAGGGGAGATGAGTTTGCCAGAGCAGCTCGGAAGGGCTATGGGAATTAAGCTAGATAAAGAAGTGGCGTACTATGCGGGTAAGGAGTGGCTGAAAGAAGAGCAAGTATTTAGATCTAGGCGCATAAAGCAAGCAAAAGAAGTTCTACAAAATTACACAAAGTCAGGCAACCAAGAGCATCGTGATGCTCAGATAGCGTGGTTGCTGCGCCCATTCTCTGATCCGGGGAATATTATGGATACTATTATTAAAGATGTCGCTTCTCCAAAAACTGAAGTAGATAAACAGATTAATCAGGGAATGCGAGAGATGTTAAGAAATGGAGGTAGAATTCCTACTCCTATATTAGAGACAATGCAGAAGAGAGAAAATAACGATGGCTAAATTATCAGCAACATTGGGAGATGCCAATTCTCCCTACAGCCCTATAGCTCCCGTTACAGATAGCGGCACTGGTACAGCAATCGCAGGATTGGCTAAGCTAGCAGGTGTGGGTGCAAATATATACCAAGGAGTACAAGAGCGGCAGGAGCGTGCCGACCAAGCTGCTGGTATACGCAGTGCTCATGAAACTATGCTGGAACTGGAAGATAAACAGGCTCTGGGACAGCTGGAACTAAATGAGATACAAGGAGAAGTAAAGTCTTTGTATCAGGATGGTATTACGCCAGAGGAACAGCTGCGTCTAGATGAACTAAATAGAGAGTCTAATCGACTCAGTGGTTTGGAGAAGAAGGTAAAAGATCCCAATAGCATTAGGCTCAGAGCTAACGCTGCGCAGAAAAGAGCATTAGCAGACCCTAGAAACTCTAACATCATACCAGAAATAGCAGCGATATATAACCAAGGGAAGAGTAGGTTGTTGGGGTTTGCTACCGAGCAGGATAGGGCAAAGGCTGCCTTTCGCACGCACATGGATGGCTTGCACGGAGCAGGTATGTGGAATGCTGTAGATGCAGGGAAAGAGCAGGCTAAGCTGTCCTATTTAGATACTATACAAAAGCAGGCAACGACAAACGCCACTGCTGTCGCAGGGCATGGAGCTGCTACGTATATAGCTAGTCTGGATAGTGAGGCACAGAAATTTAGAAGAGTTCTAACTACTAAAGGGTTTGTCAGCCAAGACGATATTATACTGTTTCAGACAGCAGTTAATCGTTTGTATCAAGGACAAATAGCGCAAGCCACTAAGCTACGCAACGACCAGCTACAAAAAGAAGTGAGCACAAAAGAGTTTGGTAGTTTGCCTACTACAGATATAGGAGAGGTTACAGACCAGTGGATGAAAGACGTAACTGCCATGAGAGACAATTATAACTCTTTTCTATTTGGTGAGGGCAAGGAAACTGATATAGCAGAATTAAGTAATAGATTAAAAAATGTTAACAGCATAGCAAGCCAAATTAATATGGCTACTGGTACGTCCGTGGGAAATGCCACATCAGCTATAATGGGAGGGGGTAATGCAGCTTCTCGCGTAGACATGCTAACGCAAGTTCTGAGGGAGGATAATATACTTGATCTCATCTATAAACAGCAAGGCCCAGAAATGCAACGCTTTGTGCCTAAAGATCTACTAAAGGCGAACATGGTGCAAGCGCTTTACAACGAACTCAACCCCTTTCGCGCAGTGGATCTTCCTCCGGTAGCGGCTAACAAGCTGCTCACTATGTGGATACGGAATGTTATAATACAGAAGGGCGAGGAGGAGGATGCTGCTAATGCTACAGAGGCCTTGGGAAATGACATCAGCAGTGAGTCGCTTATAGACCAAAATACCATATACATGCAGCCTGCTACTCAAGCTAATATGGCTAAGAACAAGAAGCAACGAGATAGGATGCCCACTGTATTTGCAAAGCAGGCTGAGATTGTAATGGACGGCCTACCCGCTAAGGATGTTTGGTATATGAAGCTAGAGAAGAGAGATGGCGACAAAGCTCCTATGTTATACTTTCCTGTAAGATCGAAAGGTGATATGACTGAGGCTAGAGACCAGCTGAGGAGTTTTTCTGAAACTATTAATGAATATCACGCTAAGGGATGGGGGCCATCTCTAGAGGAATTTTATGCAGACATGCGTAACCAAGTGAAGGCTAGGATGCCGGACGAGGCTTTGGCTGAGGATAGCTCCACTACTCCCGCACCTTCGACAGGGAATGATGAGCTAGATGATTTAATAAAGAGCCTCCCACCAGAGAGAAGAAAAGCTCTACTGGAAAGGCTGGCAGCAGAAAAATGAGGAAGCAGTGAATATGACAAAGAACAACTTAACTACATTCCCAATTATGGAGGGGAGCTAAATAATGGCTAAACTTGAATTAGATAATATCGCTGCTGGCTTGGCTTCCACTGGGAAGATTAACAGCAACAACGACTTGCTAGAAACACACTTGAATGACAACGTCCTCTATCGTGACAATCCAACTGGTGAAGCTAATCAGATGGAACAAGAGCTGGACATGAATAACTACAAGATTATTAATTCTGGACAAGCGACGCAAGGTACAGATCTTGTAACTCTAGCCCAGCTTAACGGGGCTATCTCCTCCGGTAGTTCTGGATTGATAGCACAGCAGAGAGAAACTGTCTTGGGGAGTGAGGCTGTTAATGACATTCTCACGCTCACTGGGATAACTTATATCCCCAGCACTAACAATCTCTCTGTGTATAGAAACGGGCAGAGGCTTGAGAGTGGGGCAGACTACTCAGAGTCTGGTACTACTAACATCACCCTCACCTTCACTCCCAACAGTGGGGATAGGTTTGTCTTCCTTACCAATGAATCTGTAGATGGTGTCACTGAAGCCCCTCAGTCAATTAATGTCTTATATGAGCGTATAGTAGCTACAGCAGGGCAGACAGTCTTCACGATAGCTAACTCTTACATCACAGGCACTAACGCCATCACCGTGTTTGTCAACGGCTCTCTACAAACTATCTCTGAGTATGCTGAGACTAGCAGTGCTGTTATCACCTTCTCCTCTCCTCTTACTGCAGGAGATAATGTAGATGTGTATGTTGGGCAGTCTCTTGTCTCTAGCCCCATAAGTTCTACTTCGGTTATACATACACCTCCGGATGGGAGTCAAACCACCGTAGCTACCTACCTTAATAACAGGCACATAATTAATGTTAAAGATTTTGGTGCGGTGGGAGACGGTGTTACTGATGATTTTCCGGCCTTTACTGCGGCTAAGACTTATATAGAAAATCTAGCTACTCGTCCAGAGTTAGTTGTGCCTGCTGGTACTTATTACATAGACGGTGCTTTGTCTATTGACTTTATTATGAGAGGAGAGGGATCAAGAAACTCTGTTCTTTTGTTTGACAATACTTCAGCGGGGTATGCCCTGACAGTGGGGGCAGCTACTGTAACAGATTTTAACAAAGGTCTCATAGGCATAGGCTTAGAAGACCCCTCCACAAACAGCATCCTACATGGGATTCTTTTTAGGCATTGTGTACAAGGGCACGCTGTTGTTAAAGACGTTTTTGTACAGCAATACGACGAAGCAACCAGTAAGTCATTCTCCTTTGAAAATTGTCAGGATATAACTTTTGAAAATCTTAGCAGTCTTGGGGGTAATAGAGGTCTAGACTTAGATCCTGCATCAGGATCAAACACAAACCTTACCTTTATTAATTTTGACGGGCAGAATGATGCTGAGTGGGGAGTCTATGCTACCTCAGCAAATTGTGAACAGATAACTTTTATAGGAGGTGTTATTCAAGACGTAGCTGATGGTCAATTAGTTAATCTAGATAGTGTGGATAATTTTGGTTTTGTAGGGACTTGGTTCGAGACTACTTTTGCAACACATAAAGAAGTGGTGGCTAATAATTGTGCTAACTTAAATTTTACTAATGCCCATTTTACTAGCAACGGGGCTGAGGTTTTAATCAAAGGCACCACTAATGCCTCTTTTAACGGTTGTTACTTTCAGCCTCAAATAGCTGGCACTGGCGGTTCAATAAGACTAGAAGATACAGCGATGGCGACAGTCTTAGGCTGTAGTCCAGAAGTAAATGCAGTAGATGTTGGAACAACAGTTATAGCTATAGGGCATGATCTTACGGTCAATGATTTAGAGCCGGGAAGCGGTGTATATCACTCTTTTAACCAAGCAGGTAATATTTACTTAGGTACAAGAAGTGGGATAGAGCCTGAAGATGCTACAACCGAAGCTGCTAGTGGAATAAAGATAGAACCACTGGGGCAAGTTCAAGCAGCTGCCTATCAAGACACACCTTTAGTCGCCAATCGTGTGAGTAACGAGGGCGTTATCTTAGACTTACGCAAGGATGGCACTACTCACGGCGGTGTGTATGCAGGCACAGGGACGCCAGAAGCTGCTGTAGTAGCTCCAGTAGGTAGTCTATTCCTTCGATCCGATGGGGGGGCATCCACTACTCTTTATATTAAAGAGACTGGTACAGGTAATACTGGCTGGGTAGCTAAATGACCACTGAGAACATAATATAAATAACAGGAGGACTACATGTCCGAAATAAGTAGAAATATACAGGCTTCACAGTTGCCTAACCAAACTGTAAGCGTTAAAGATTTTGGTGCAGTAGGTGATGGGGTTACGGATGATACTGCTGCTATACAAGCAGCGTTTGCCGCATCTATAAGAGTGTTCTTTCCAGCAGGAACATACAAGACAACCTCCCCTATTCAGATAGGTAATGGAAACGCTCGTTATATCTACGGCGAGCACCGCAAGACTACAACCATAGAGAACGCAGTTTCGGATGTATTTAATGTAGGTAATACAAATGACGCCTCTGCCAGTATAATCGAAGGGTTGAGTATTAAGAGTCAAGTGGGAGGGGGACATTGTTTCGAAGTGAAGTATACAGTGTCTATGTTCACGCTAAGAGACTGCACAGTAACACAACAAAACCCCAATAAGTGTCTATGGCATCAAACCACGGGGTATGCTGGTGGTAATATTGTAGAGCGGTGCCACTTGATTGCAGCATCAACAGGTACAATGACTATCAACCCTTGGTTCCATCAGTCTAATGAAATTACAAACGGCTTCACTTTTAGGGATTGTCGCTGTGACTATTCAAGAGATGGCTTCCAGTTCTTTAAGATAGACACCACAGCTGCAACGTCCTTTATCACCCAAGGTAAGTTTGAGAACATGACGTTTGAGCTGACCTATGGTGGAATGATTTGGCTGGGCGGTTCTAGGTCTGTTGACATCGTAAACTGTCAATCTTACGATCTTTCAGCAGAACAAGACGGACATGGTATATTTATAGGAAAATCAGCCGGTGGTCTCTCTTCCTCTCGTTGTAAGTTGAGAGGTGTTGTGAAGAACACTGTTGGTGGATACACTCAATCTGCGACTAGTCAAGACATATATCTAGAGTCAGCAGGAGCGCACAACGTTATTATAGAGTCTTGCTACGCTTCGCTGTCTGCTATTAAGTTTAAAGTCGATTACCAAAATAACAGAGTGTTGCACATAGACCGTACATCAGACGCAGAGTCTACCTATTCAAATGATGGACGAGTGGCTTATATAGATTTTGGTGGGGACAAGATCGGCATCACTGCACATGCGCACAGAACCCTTACAGGTCTCTCGTCTAGAGAGCTTACCATCTCAGGGGGTTCCATATCTCCAACCCTCCTATACCATACAGTCGATACTGAAGCGAGTGCTGCAACGGATGACTTGGACACAATTACAACCTCAAGTTTACAAGAGGGAGATATTTTGACAGTAAGGGCAGTTAATGCAGCTCGAACGGTAGTACTTAAAGATGGGACAGGTAATTTAAAACTAGCAGGTGATTTTAGTTTAGACAATACGGAGGACACTATCCAGCTCTTGTTCAATGGAACCGACCTCCAAGAAGTCACCAGATCGAACAATGGGACATAGTAAACAGGAGGAAACATGCCTACACAAGTTGTGGTATGGAGTCAGAAGTATTGGTTGGTAGGTACTTTGCTTGCAGTAGCTGTAGGCATTGCTCAAGTATTAACAGCGGCAGCTAGAGGCGATGCGATGCCATTTATCAAAGTGTTATCAAGATTGTGGAGTTCAGTGGTTGGGGGTGCTGTCATGGTGTTCGTAGGCCGTGCCTTCAACTTAGATGTTGATATGATAATGATATTGGCAGCACTTGGAGGAGGTATGGGAATACAGCTCTTGGATGTCGGTAAGAGTATTTTAGCTAAGAAGTTTGGAATAGAGTTGGAGCGTAGGAAATGAGGGAGCACGCTGTGCGTGGAGGTAGGGGGCATGACGTTGTCATTAAAACCCCCTGAGTTAGATAAAGAGCTAAAAGTTATGGAGAAATAAAGCTGTCATCTCTCCACTGATCTGCTAGCTCCCAGGCTCTTCCTTTCACTTGGTGTGCCCAACGGGAGTCTAGCATTTCATTCACTACAGCACTATTATCACCAGCAGCAATAGCTGTTGTCATCTTCTTAAACTTCTTAAATCCCTCCATACCTAAATTATACACCATGTTTATAACAACCCCCTGTCTCGCCACAGACAGGGAGCTAAACCATATAAACTCTTCTATACATTTTAAATGTATAACTAACACTTGATCTCTAAGTATAAGCTCAGCGATACGCTTACTCATCCCTGCATCTAAATTGAACCCATACCCTATCGTATCGCACCCTGCGGTGCATTGATAGACATGCTTACTAAACCCCTCATGCTTCTTCAATTGCTCAACAAGTTTACTCATATATCACAACCCCCTGCGGTGCAGGCTAATGTCTGCTGCCCTTCTGTCATGTCAGCTTGCTCGTAAGAGCCAAGCAAACCCCAATTAAGCTCAGGCATCTTAGCCTTCATGTCCTCATACATCTCCTCATTAATCTCTTCGTAAGGTGCTTGCTTGTACGTATGCTCACTACGTGGCAAGAAGCTTATACCAGAGATGTCATCAAAGTGTTTATACAACCAAGCTCCTATCTCTAGGAATTCATCATCTGAATAATACACAGTGATGGATGGTTTGTGTTCACACCAGCTATCTTGGTAAATCTTCCACAGCTTAAGCTGTTCCATAGCAGACACATCAGAGGTACAGATAGCATTCTCTGGTGCTTTCTGGGGAAAGCTAAACACATAGTTGTTCTGATTCATAACATCCGCTTCGTGTGGAACACCTTGATCAATCATCAACTGGCTCAGTGGATCTTTAACATCAGCCCTCACTCGTCTGACGTAGTGAGAAGAAAAACGAGGATGAATACCGCTACTGCTGTTAACCAGCTGAGATACAGTGCCACTAGGCTTACAAAAGTTCAACATAGATCGTTACTCTATGCCCGCTTTAGGCGGTAGTAGTGAGTTTTGCTAATACCAAACTTTTCATGTGCTTCTTTAAAAGAATACTTTAAGACTTCTTCTTTATCGTATAGCTTAAATTTGCTTCCTGCTACACCGCACAACTTTTTAGTTTGATCTGAATGTGTCTTTCCTAAGAAAGGCTTAGCACCCCTACGGGCTGCTCTTAATTTACCCTTCCAATCTTCTACATTCGTTATAACAAAACCACCTTCACCGCCATCGGCTAAGTTTAAAAGCTTCCAATAACACTCTCTTCCATAAGAAATCCAATACTTCTCTGCGTCATTAGCTTCTTCTCTAGTTTTATATGTTTCCATAACAGTTAAAGTAAACTCATTATACTTTCTAATACAAGCATATAATGGAGTGCTCTTGCCAGACTTGGCTGCTTGTTTATGTGCAGCTATTCGTCTCTTTACATTGTTAGTGATTCCAATATAAAGGCTGTCTGTATCTTTAAATGTTATCCAATATAAAAACATCTTAACCTCACTGCCCTCAGATTTCTCTGGGGATCGGACTATATCTTCATCCCGTGGGATGTCATGCGCTTCCGCTCCACTTGGAGCGTACTCCGACTTCTCGGATAGTCTCTGAACCTTCCCCATCTCTGGGGCTTGGCTGCTGATTGCCCTATCTTTCAACTTAGGTTTCCAGCAGTTCACATGATTATCATTCATAAATTACTCTATGATGGCGCTAAACGTTAACGCAAGTGGTGGCAGTAGAAGGATTAACACCAAGCTTCTCAGCCCATTCTTTATTCGTTTCAACTACTATCTCCTTAAGCCTCTCTAGGAGGGCTGCTAGATCATCGTCAGTGCTATTAGACAGAACAGCGTTATCCATGATCCCTGTCAAGCTCACACCAAGCAAAGCTTCTTCTTCAGTGTTACGTTTCCATACACTTCTTAGGTATCGGAAGTCAGTGAGTGTGCTCTGTAACGTGCCAAGGATTGCAGCTTGGCGCACTTTGCGCTCAAGATCTCCCATTGTATCTCCTGCTCGTACCACAACTTCGCTGAGATTGCAGAACTGATTGGGTCGGAGGATGATCTCACTACATGGGTTTGTTCCAAAATCCCATCCACTATCTCTCCTGACATTCTTAGCAGCCTGTCTCTGGCTTGCCACTCTTGAGAAAACTCCCCGCTCTCCTGATTTTGATTCATATAAACTCTCCCACTCTTTCATAAATGATATTAGGTCAGGCTTTTCTGTATAACAAGCACTGTTGTTTGCTAACGCTCTTTGTCCGTTGTCTTCCCACCACTGTCCTGATTTAGCTCTCCTCATCCTGTCATCTGTTAAGTTGGACAGGGAGATAAGAGCACTCCTCCTAACCCCACCAACAACAACAATGTCAGCAATCTTACACACCAAGTCATGACATTCAATACTATTAAACTTGCGTCCTACAGCTGCTTTGAAGAGGTTAACTGCAAAGCTAAACAAGTCTTCAAGCGGCTGAGGGCCGCTAGCTCTCCCACCAAATGTTTTTAGTGGTGCTCCAGCAGCGCGTACTCGGCTAACATCCCACTTAGGGATCTGGCCAGCATAGAGCAGGGATATGAGCTGCTTAAAGCTACTAGCCCACCCTATCTTACTATCTGCTACGGCAATAGTTGTGTCACACTCATGCAACTCCTCTGGTATCTCTGGTAGCTTGGCAATGTATTGCCTCTCAACACTAAACCCAACCCCTGTACCACACATAAGGATGTACATAAGCTCATCAAAGCAACGTACATGATCAATGGCTAAGTAGCTACAGTTGAAGCCAGCTACATTGTCCCTGTTTAATGCATCCCCTGCTGTCATAAGACAGCGCATAGAGGGCATCACTTCTAAATCTATAATAGAATCTGCTAAATTCTCAGCCAAGGTTGCGTCTAAGGAGCCCCTATCTTCAAAGAACTTAATATATCTATGTACAGTTTCAGGCCATGTCTCTCTTCTACCCTTCTCTTCCACCCATCTAGCGTAACGGCTAAGGGCTATATACTCTGCGTAATTATCCAACTGTATTGTTCTCCTCTGTCAACTCCCCAATCCACTTCGTGTAGTTAGCAGCCTTCTCAATATCTCTAGCCATACTACCCTTGAAATTAGCTCTGCATGTGTATTTAATAGCATTCCCTAACAAATACCCTATGTATTGTTCTGATGTTAGCTTAGCTTTAATAACATCCAACACCTCAATACCTCCTACATCGTAGTAGGTGCTGTTCTTATCCCTGCTCATAATGTACCCCCATCATTTCCATTTCTATCAATGTTACCCACTCTACCATCTCCTATAATAGCCTCAAGTATTTCTATATTCTCTACAACGTCATCCTCTATATCACACGCATCACTGCCATCTCGTATCTCTCTAAGAATGTTTAATACGGAAGACACTTCACATCTACTTATTTGTAACATACTCATCACTCCTCTCCAGTCAATACTGCCCAACTCTCTGGGAACAAAGGCTCTATAATATCTCCCCATTGCTTAGCTAGCATTTGTATCTCCACTTGGCTATGACTATCAATACGTAGCTTATAAGCTCTAGCCCATGCTGACAGAGAGCCAGTTACGTAGTAGCTTGTCATCATACTTTGAGGTAACACCATACGCGCTTGTTCTGGTGCTACTCCTGAAGACAGCATGTTTTTATACAACCATTCTGCCTCGTACAGGAAGTCAGCATAAGCATCCTCTACGGGCAGCTCTGCTGTAGTTTCTCCGCAATTCCAAGTCAATTCTTCTACAACATCACCACCACTACCCTGCTTAATACTTCCTTCTGGCCTGCTACGCCATACATCAGGGGTGTAGAACTCAGGTTCGTCGTCTACATAACGTCTACTCACTTCGTTGTAAGTAAACCCTACCATGTGCTTAAAGCGTTGCCTAGCTACGAAGATAGGCACCTTCTCACGCATGGTCACATCAATGTAGTCAGGGTCTTTCTCAAAGCAGACGCTACGGCAAGGGTTATCACTTGCGTAATCGGGGTTAGGTATATGTCTGTATTGTACGTCCCTGTCAACTGAATCTACATAATAAATACCTAGAGCCTTACAACATTCTGGATAGAGTAGCGTAAGCTCTTTAGCAATACACTCTGCTAATTTTGGGTGAAATTTATGCAATATCTTTGCCCACCCCCAAAGAGAGTGTCGCAATTTTAACATCCCATCCCTTACCTTCCAAACCATGCCTGTACGTTGCTCTACAGATATCTCACCAACAAGGTGTCTAGGAGAAAAAATAAAAGTCTCTCTTGGGTGAGAGAAGGGAGTCCAGTGATTGTGTTTGGCAAGATAGCCAAGCAGCTTCCTGTCTCCTCCTTCAAACTCACTGTGTTCCTTATCCATACTCACCCTAGCCGCATTAACTACTAGCAAATCATCACCCATCTTATCTATAAACTCACACTTCATAATGACAGTCCCTCTAGGCCGAGGTAGAAACCCCCCAAGCAACAAACTAAATAAAAAATACCCAATACTATAGCTCCCCTATCCATATCTCTTCCTCAAATAACTCAAACTTACGGGCATCTCATCAAAGCTCCCATCCTGTACATCATGTAACATCCAAATCCCTGCCCAACTGCCGTTGGTTTGGGCGTTTAAATACTCCTCTGCATGCTGGTAATATATACCAGAGAATATACCAGTCATACATTTCCCATCAGCTCTCTTCTGGAATGCTATATCTCTATCTTGTACATGTCCCATGACACAAGACATATGCTTCTTGTTTAGCATAAGACGTGCAGAGGATACAGGTCTGCCCATCACACCAGAGGTGAAGAAGTGGCAGTAGGCAATACCATCAATAACGATAGGCTGCAAGTATGGCACAACTTCCCACTTATCTTTCTCTAGCCCGAAGTCATCATAACTCATCAACCCCTCAAGCTTCCTGTCAGCTTCTATAGCTCTCTCTATACGCTGTTCATGGTTGCCCAGTGTAAACACTAGACGTGGTTTGTATTTCTTTTTCTTATCTCTCCTGGCCTTAGTGTTATACTCTTTAATAGGAGCGAGGAGGGCTTGCATAGCCTCCTTACCCGCTGTGATGTCATCTGTGTATTGACGCCCTTCAAATGACTTCTTACCTATGTCATATACAGACAGGGAGGGCATGTCCCAGAAGTCTCCTATACATATAATTACATCAGGTTTTTTCTCTACAGCGTACATTCCTGCATGTGTTAGATGCTCCGTAGAACATCCCGGTTTTTGCTGTACGTCAGGAATCACCATATGTTTAATGCTCATCTACACTAACCTCCTTGCTACACTTAAAGCAGAGTATGTCATCCCCTGCATATGTTATATTCTCTTCTGTGTGTTTGGGATAGAAGTTTCTTTTAGCTTTGTCATCCTCCCTGAGACACCCCCACCACAACAACGTGTGGCAAAGATCACAAGTGTAGCCAGAAGCTCCACTATTAAATCTATTAGTCATGCATCCTCCTTAGACTTATGATACCTTGTAAATATCTCTATACGTTTAGCAGCATTACTACCAACCTCCAACTCTAAGCGCTTAAGCTTAGCTATTTGTTTCTTAGCTGGCAGCTTCTTGAATGCTGCAATCTCTGGTACAATCCCTCTCTCTGTATTTGTCTTCACTGTGTGGCATTTATGACACAACACTTGTAAACCCTCTACAGAACAGAAGAGGCGAGAACAAAAGTCTGGTAGATCAGAAAAGCTACGCAAACTTCCGGCAGGTATAATATGATCCACCTGTACACTCTTCCCAGCATAAAATCTGGTACATGAGGCACATCTATACTCCCACTTTTGTCTACCTTTGGCATGCTTCTTAACCCTCCTAGCAGCATTTAATGCTTTGTATTTGTTTGGATATTTTGTAAATGCTCTGCGTAAGGCAGAGCGAATGAAGCTAAAAAACTTAGATTCTGTCCAACCTTCTACTCGCATGACCAAATCTCCTCGGGCTTCTTTCGCATATATAGCATTATACCCATTTGATTTAGATAATCGAGAGTATAACCTCTCTCCAGATAAGTATGTTTAACAAACTCCAACCAATCATCCCTATATTCTGGTAGTAGTTTAATTGCTGTCTTAGCAGCAACTCCCTTAAGTCCCGGTATCCCATCTGTAGCATCTCCTGACAGTAGTTGTCTTGCAAAGTTTAGATCAGCTTCCTTCTCTGTGACATAAAACATATCTCCCTTCACCCAGTTGTAATGCCATCCGGCTGTATTGTTTAAGTCTTTATCAATCGTTACAATGCACGTACTGTCCTTCTCAGCCATACATTGCTTATAGCTAACAACATCATCAGCTTCTTCATCGTTTATACGGACAGCTCCATACTGAGCTTGTAAATGTTTCTTCATCTGTTCTAAATGAACAGGTTTATCATCTCCATCTCTGTTGTTTTTATACTCAGGGTAGTAGTCATAACGAAAATTACCCTTACCCCCTATGAACATCTCATAGCTATCGTGCTCGATAGCAAAGAAATTCTTAGCGCATTGTCTCAAGTTGTGCAGTGAAAGCCCTATGGGGCCAGCTGTTTTGTGTTTAACAATCTCACAGCCATACTCTTCTGCAAAAACTTTAGCATCACTCTTGTATCTAAACTCCTCTAGTAGTTGACCTTCTAACGTACATCTGTACGTCCTCTCTTCATTGGCACACCCTGCCCTATAGAGGGCAGAGTCAGCATCAATTAATAGGTGCATATCAATGTACCTTAGCCACTTTCAATGTAGTTTTCTTCACTGCGTTTAGCTGTGCTTGCATCTCCTCTATAAGCTCATAAGCTCCAAATAAGACAGCAGCAGCAGTCTCCATTACATTGTACGTTTTATTCCATATGCCATAGTTTGTATCTAGCGCATCCCTCATCTCCTCATCTAGTAGTATAATACCATAGTCTTGTGTTTCGTATATATAATTCATACATCCTCCTGTGGCCGTCCCTGGCCTTGTTGGGTTTAAGCCGCTACTGCGGGCTGTGGGATAACTTCTTCTGTGCTAATACCACCAGCTTCAATATCCTGTTCTAGCTGAACAAAGAACCGGGCTGTAATCTCATCCAGCAATGCCATTGCTGCATCATACTTATCAGCCTGCTTTGCAGGGAGTTTAACAGCCTCACTCTTAAGCAACACATCTAAGCAATTGATTGCAGCGTTACGGCTACTCTGCAAATGAATAGACAACTGTGTTGTATTCTTAGGTGGAGCCTGTGCCGCAGCTACAGGAGTAGCTACAGCAGGAGTAGCCACAGGAGCAGGGGCGCTAGCAGTACCCAGCCTAATATTTTCAATATTCGTATACTGCCCTTTCTGAATCGTGTCATACTCAATCAAATCCCCCTCTCTACATGGTGGTGGGTTGAATCCCGCACCATACCAATTACCGTCTACCTGTACAGAATATAACACCCAAGGGCCGTTCTTTCCCATACCATTTTTACTACTAATCTTTTGTACATAACCTTGCATATATTAATCCCCTTGGTTGGTTGCTAAAACTACACAGAAATCTGCTAGTGAATTATCCAAAGCACATTGTACTGCTAAGGGCTCTGCTCCTGCTACAATAGCTTCAGCTACCCTAGCTGTTACATTTATATTATGAGCAGCTATAGTCCCAAAGAACGTACATGCTACAATTGTGGCTGCAACGCAGCCTACTAAAAAATTTCTATCCATTCTTATTTCCTATTTATACGGTGTTGGGAGGGAGAATACTTCTTCATCTCCTACTCCCCAATTACTTCCGGCTTTAATGCCGCATCCCAGTGGGACGTTAAACTCTACGTCATAAACCACCTTAAGATAATTATAACATGCTTTTCCAAAACAGTATACTATTATTTCATTTAATTTCTCCTTTTCTTCTGTACACCTCTCAATAATGATAGAGTCATGCACTGTGTTAAAGATAAAGCTCTTCAAACCTGCTGCTTTCATAGCATGCCATGTGTATATAATACATATTGGTATGATATCTGCTGTTGCAAAGCTCTGTATGGGATAGTTGAATATATTACTCTCTTCTGGTATATACCCATCCTTAGAGCGAGAAGCTTTTATTCTTGGGAAGAAGAATTCCATCCCTGAAGCCATTCTAAACTTCTTATCTCTAATTGTGGTGTTCTTCCATCCTTCCTGTGCTTGTGCCACACCCTTGTACTTCTCTTTAAATGCCTTGTAATACGCTTTCTCTGCTGTCGTACCACTCCTACCTCCGAATAATGGTTTAAACGTGTGTGCCTTAGCTGTCTGCCTATCTGTCTCCTGTCCTGCTGCTGTTATTGTCTCTGCTGTGAAGCTGTGTACATCTACACCATTCTCTATGTCATATATTGCCTGCTTGTCTTGCCCAAGGAATGCAGCGACACGAAATTCCAATTGCGCACCATCAGCTTCGAGAACATCCCAGCCCTCGTTACGCGACGTGACACAAGGCTTGAATATTCTGGGCATGTTCTGGAATTGCACCCCATATTCCGTGCCAGACGAAGAAAGCCTATGTGTCTGTGTGATGGCCTGATTAAACTGTGCATATAGCATATCCTCATTATCTACACATGCTTTGAATTTGTTTAATGTCTTTGTAAGCTGTGCTTCTACAATACTTCTTCGATTAAGCAATCCTTTGAGCGTTTTCTGCTTATTTGTCCTTGCTGTAAGCTTTCTAATCGTCCCGACATCAGCTTTAGCTCTACCTGTAGCTGTCCTAATTGGCTGCTTATCTCTGCCAACCAACTCCTTAAATCCGTACTCTCCATACACCACCTCCGCCACTTGCATAGGGCTATTCCAATTAATACTTGCTACCTCCGCTAAGGATGTAGTGATTTCATGTTGTTCTTTGATTGCTTTATGATAGCTTGTATTTACAGCATCAGCATCTAGCTTCAATCCTTTTGTTTCTATGTCAGCTAACACAGGTGTTAACAAACACCTAGTTAATATCGTCTTAAGCTTATCCTCCTCTATAGCTCTCTGTAGTTGCCTTTTAAACACACCATCTGTTACCCCTACATCATACTCACATCTCCTCTGTAACAAACTACGTGGTAGCTCTGACGGGCACAGTTTCCCTTTGATGCACAAATCTATGTACGGCTCCTTGCCGGGGAGGTCGTAGCGTTTAGCTACCTCTCCCAAACCAACACCAATATTTGGTGGTCGGTTGCCATAGAATACATGTTCTGCAATCATCGTATCCCACACAACTACCTTGCTAACATCTAGGCCATGCCTAGCCAGCCAACGTAAATCAAACTTAATGTTATGTCCAACAACAAAACCCTCTAAATTCTCTATTCTAGAAATGAGATGGTCAAGACTACTGCTGCCCAATCCGCCCCATATACTACTGATAGAGCCATCGCTGTTAGTATGACAAGTAAGTATAAGCCTATTATCAGCGTTGCAGCTATCGCCGTAGTTAATATTAGTTGTCTCACAATCCAAAGTAATCCGCTCCCCCATGTAAATCTCTGGGGTAGGGGCTCTAAGAAACTCTTCAACATTCATCATTCCTCCTGTTAATTATTTAATATTTCCCAACACTCTTTTTCGACAAATCTTAGGTTTGTGTATTTTCACGCCGTTCGATCCATTCAATTTCAGAAATGAGATAGCGCCCGGTTTTCGATCTAATGACGCTATCTAAATCTTGGCAATCTTCCAATACACTGTTTCAAAGAATTCAGCATGATCCCTAGGGTCTACAGTAAAGGGGTGATCTGCTGCAATTCTTTTGATTAAATTAAGTGTTCTGAGTTCAACCACCTGATCGTGTTCCGCCAATTCTTCGATAGAATAATAAATGCCTTTGGCAGCAAGCCTTTGATATGCTTGGAGCTGTGCCGTAAGCCCTATAATTTCTTGCTTAACACATTCAGTCATGTGGTAGTGAAAGCCTTCCCTATCTAACTGACTGTGGCACTTATCACAGTGTTCCATATAGTTACCTCCCGGTTACTTCTTTATATTCGTTTAACCACTTCTTGGCCCTTTCCGCGTCGTTTTGGTGGGCGTAATAGGAGGCTCTGGCGGCGGCTCTGGCGGCCAATTCCGCGCCATGGGCGGATTCATGATCTACATAGGCTGCAAAGGCTGCATTGGCGGCTTCATTGGCTGCATCAGCGGCTCTGACGGCTGCTGCTGCATAGGCTGCATAGGCCATATCCGAATTCGCTTTAAGCTCCTCGCTGGTTACTGCGCTACTATCAGCTAACCACTTTTTAACTATTTCAATATATTTATTCATACAGTTATCTCTCGACATTATTTACTGTTGTCTATCGTTCTTTTCGTACATCCTCAAAGCCACATCTCTGGCAATACCTATGCTGCCAGTACTGAAATCTCTCTGGTGTTTCTGGTACGCTATTAAAATGGCGCGGTACAAGCTCAGGCTGAATAGGTTCTTTAAGAAAGTTTTTAAATATATGCCCTCCTAATAGTCTTTCGCATACTTCATGAGTAGGTTGCGTCATAATTCAATCCTCGACATTATCTACTGTTCACTAACATTCTCTTCCTTCCAAAAATCCCCCAACCCATCATCCTCGAAGTCAAAAGATGATTGGTACATAGCATCTGTCATAACCCCAAACATAGTCTCATCCACCTCAGACTCTTGTAACAACTCTCTAATACCTTCCATGTCATCCTCCGTTAAACTAGCTGCTATCTTAGCTAAAGCTCTGGCTTGTATTCTCTTCACACCTATTTCAGATAGGTTTAAGGCTGCTGCTACTTCTCCCACTGTCATCACGTCTTCTCTCATTCTTCTACCCTCGATAATGCTGGATTGACACGAACAGGAAAGCTCTCATGACATCCAGATAGTTTATTCTTTGTAAGACATAGCATGCGCAGATCTTGCTGCTCATAACTACTATCCATACCCATACCAATCATTACATCCATCTGTCCCTGCACTCCTACGTTAGAATAATACAGATGATTCTTCTCTAGAATATTCCTACCATAAGCATCGTCTGATGCTTGGTGTAAGATGATGGATACAACACCATACTTCTTAGCCATTGCTCTTAAGCCACAAGCTAGTATTTCATTCTTCTCCACCTTACTAGAGCTACGGCACTCCATGTTAGCCATCTGATCAATAAACACCACTTCAGGGCTATACCTCTCTGTTAATGTTCGTACCTCTCTTAAACTTCCGGGAGTCATCTCCTTGAATATTAGATTGTCATAGCCATTAGCTCTGGCTAATTGTGTAGCACCTCTGGGATCTGTTCTAATCTCCTCCTTAGTCATCCCTGAGAGGTTGCTAAAGACACGCAGAAGCATACTCCTACTTGGGTCTTCGTTACCACAATACAACACCCTCCTACCCTCTCTAAGGAAGCCACAGGCTATGTTCAGTGCTAATAAACTCTTCCCCACTTCTGTGGGGGCATAGATAACAGCCTGATGTCCGGGACTAAACCCACCATCCAGCCTGTCATTTAAGCTTGGTGGGTGTACACGTATTAGATTTTCTGCTGAGGATGCTGCTAAAATGTCATCAATGTCTGTACCAATAAACACTGTCTCCTCTTCATGCTCCTCCAAGCCATCAACAGCAACCAACTTCTCCATCAGATCTGAATAATCTTCTCCTGCTAACAGCTTGTCAGCTAAGGCATGTTCCAACGCCTCACGCTTCAAATCAACATACTCTGCAACAGCGTTGCTAACGCTAACATCTTCCAGATTGTCTATAACAGCATTGATAATGCCTGATGCTTTAGGGAATTTACGTGCAATAACATCCTTTATTGTATCCCTATCTACGTAGCTCACGTCTCCGTCATTGTCATAAAACCCATCAATCTCTTGTACTAATAACCACCCCTGTTCACTAAAATCATACTCCTCTCTAATCCCTACGATGCTATTATACGCTTCCCTGCTGGTCATAATAGCTGATAGAATACGCTGTTCTCTATTCAATTATAACTTCCTCAATATCTTCTGGATATCAATCTTCGATAAATTGGCCTTAAAGCTATTCACCACACCGTGACAGGCCACTACGTTTCCTTTGATGTATCCCTGAGAGCTGTCCTTTCGATCTAAACTAAAATGGCCCCCTTGATCTCCGTATTTAATATCTTTACCTGTGTAGTGACACCTAGTCTTAATGATTAACGCACGCACATCTGCTACAGACAGATTAAACTCCATGCCCGTGTCATCACATTTCTTTTTTAGCCCCTGCCATCTCTTGATGGCCTTTAACTCTTGCGCAGTATTCACTTTATCTCTCCTCTAAATGTCTCCAATTCTGATGTATTGACAGGATAGCCATTACAATTCTCTACACACACATTGATGTAATCCTTGTCCTGCACACACCCACTCTTCATGATAAGATTGCCATGTGTGTGGCCATGTACATTCTTCCTCCCTCTAAGCTCGTGTGGGTGTATAGGAGCATGACTAAACCAATACCCTTGCCCATGGTAGCGCTTATGTATGATACCTTGTATGCTGTCAAAATACTTCATGTATACACCATCTTGGAATGTGTCGTGATTACCTCTCACAAGTATTTTACGTGCAGGTATTTCATTCAACAACTCTAGCTGCTTAACCCCCATAGCTACATCTCCAAGGATGTACAACACATCTCTCTTACTTCTGCACACAGAGCGTATACGCTCAATTAGGACGCGATCATGCTCTAATACAGTGTCAGCCCAAGCTCTATACCTCCCTGCAAACTCCAGAATATTCTTATGCCCTAGGTGTAAGTCGGATATCAGGTACACATTACTCATCGTCTAGTCTCCTTATCTCATATCCGTTATCTCTAAACCACCTAAACATAGCATACGTAACACCTAAAGCGTTACGTGTCTTCTGGTGTTCGTTTACATCTGCCACTAAACATTTAAGGTGACCACTATCAAACTCTATACTCATATCCGTGTACGTAGCGCCCTTTATCCAACCACGGCGCAAGTAGTCATTACCTCCATCTACGCTCACCCTACCACATTTACAATTCCTGTAGTCGTGTCTGTGTCCCGACCATGGGGTGTCACCACAGTAGTCACATCTGATTTGATTTGAGATTATCTGCAATTTCTTGTAGTCTTTCATATGTCTCGTCCTTTAAATCCCTTTGCAAGGGAAGTATTGTTGTATCAAATAACCACTTACGAGCAATACGTATAGCTTGCCGTGTTGCGTCATTGTCCAAGGCTACAATCACATGCCTCACCCCTTGCTCTACTAGGTAGGCAAGTTTCTGTTCATTCAGATGTACACCAAGCAATGCAACACAAGGGAAGAATGGGTGCATCTTCTCTGCACTAATAATATCCTCTACGAGGATGACACACTTAGCGTCTGTTGGTGCAGGGAAGTGTAGCTTACACCAATCATCATCAATACGATTGATATCCTTGGGCAGCTGAGAGGGCGCTGTAGGCTTTCTCCTATAAACTCCTCCCCTATCCCTGCCTAAGTTGTCCCTAACGCTCCTGAGAGCATATACACCCTCTGAGGGTGTTGTTAGTACAGGAGCCTGTACTGGTTGTGCAGATTGTTGTAGTTCTCCTCTGTAGTTTGTATTACCACGAGCATTGCAAGATGCTCTGTGGCACATATACTTTACATTTCTACCCTCTTTAGTAATTATAAAACTCTTTTCTTTACTACTGCCTCCTTCGCAGAAGGGGCAGACTATTCTATTACTTCCTTCATGCAAGGAAGTAATTATGTTTAATATATGCTTATCCATGTTTTCTCCAGAAAACATAATTGTTAATTATAATATATGTCTATATTACTTAAGGTAATATAGACTATTATATTAATATATAATATTTATTATAACATATTATTTTCAAACAGTATACTTATCTGCAAAATAAATTAAAACGGCAATGTTTCCCATAACTCCACAACACCATCATCTGCCATTGTATAGTTCCATCTGAGCTTATCTCTGCCTGACATTCCTTGCAGGAAGTCAGCTTTAAACTGCTCTCCAGACATATATCGTAACTCATCCACTAAGCAAGCATGTTCAATGCTAGCCACTTCCTCCGGCGTGATGTGCGCCAGCAATTTATGATACCCAGTATTACTCATCATCATCCTCCTCGTCACACACAGGACACCACAGCCCACCATCCCTCTCTTCTGCTTCCTCTCCACAATAGGGGCACAGCAAGGGAGAATAGAATGGTGACCGTGGATCATTGTCATACTGTCTTACATCGTCAGGATAGCTCATCTCCTTCCTACCTCCAGATCACCGCTCATCCATTCCTTTTCAATTTCATACATATCCACACCAATAGCATCCAGATAATTAGCAACACGAGATGGATGCATCTCTACATACTCCAGAAGTTTTTCATAGTCACCTGCTGGGTAGTCATACATAGTGTTACCACCAAGATAGTCCATCCATTCTCCATAGTCTCCTCGTTCCCTCACCACTCGAAGAGTGTTCCAGTCAATAGCTATGAGCTTTTTAATGAGTGCTTCCACATAAATTGTGTTCACTGTTTCCTTTGCAGTGTGTTGGTTTTCATAACCCGCAGCTATGTTCACACTCTCTGGAATGATATCCCCGAACTCGGCGTTATCTGTGTAAACCCCCGCAGTACTGGGGCTGTGGCCCATACCTAACATCTCCGATAACTGCTCACCGAATTCTACGCTCGCACAATCACCGTATGCTTGGGACACAATAACTTCATCAGTGCCAGCTCTATCCACTTCGATACACATTAGAAATCCTTCTAATTTATCTGGTGTTTGCTTGGCTATATACTCAGCACCAATACCTCCACACTCTTCTCCTCTTGTGAATAGGTAGGTACCTTTAACACCTGCTTCAATTAGGCGCAAGTTGGTGTATATACCAACACCATCATCTGCACCTAAACATCCAGCCGCCTTTTCTGCCCTGCTGAGGTGTATAACACCATCTGGCGTAGTTACGGGGTGGATGTTAACATCTCCCTTGTGACATGTGTCTATGTGAGCACAGAACAAGAAGGGTGCTTTCTCTTTACTTGCCACCTCTACCCATATATTCCCTTGCCCGTCCATAACACCGTGATATCCTAGTTCATTAATCATTGGTAGCAGATAGTGATTTATGAATGATGCCTCAGATACAGACCCGTGACCTCTTTGGTATTGTAATATGTCTAATAGATTAAGCTGCATTTTCCTCATCCTCTTCTTCAATAGATTCACCATCAATCGAAATAACCCTGTAGTCATCTAATGCCTTTGTTATGTTATCCTTATGCACAATCAGAGTATAACTACCTCTTGATAGAATAGCTGACTCCACTTCTAGCTCGTAAAATCTAACACTGTCATGGTAATAGACATCTTCTACGTCATCATACCATACATCATCTTCGTGGTAGTATTCATCCCCCACCTGCCGCACTACCTCTTCATGATAGTAGCCATCTCTATCTTCTACATAATAATACAACCCACTTAAACACTCTTCGCACACAACACCATCATCTGCTGTAGTGGTTAAGTCCGTGTGTATCTCACCACAACACGTACACTCATCTCCTTCCACTAAACGACCAGTTTCATAGTTGCTAGACATGCCTTCACACGACACTTCCAGCATACCATCACTACACTGTTCGAAGCGCTCCACATATCCATCCAGAAAGGGAGCTAACACCCCTACAGTTGTGTGTATTTCATGCAGCTTCATACCCTCCATAACCCTGTCATCATCACTAGACACATGAGGGATAGCCACGAGCGCATCATGATACCCTGTATTTCCATACATGGAGACAAAAGCAACACCATCCTTCTGTATACGCACAATAGCACGAGCTATGGCCCTATCTTTATCTGTATCCCACAGCAGCATCAGAGCTGCTTCTGGTGTGTTTTCATACGCCATTAAGGGGTGGGCATCCCTTCCATCCAAAGCACCCACAAGCCCATAGAAATCGCTATTGTGAGACATGCAACTTTCACAACTCTCATCCCCTTCCATTGTTATGTAGTGTTCTGGCATAAAAGAGTAGGTAAACTTAACATCCATATTCTTGGGTTTACCCATACCCTGAGCAAGCGCGGTGGCCACTTGTTCACCCCACATCCTGCCAATCACACGAGTTAGCTTGCCCTCGTTTCTATACACCTCCTCTTTTCCCCTCACAATACGAACAC